TACTGGAACACAACAAAACCTATTGGCACAAGCAATTAGCGGATACGCTATGTTTGATCTTATTGAGCCTCCATACAACCAAGAGTATCTTTCAAAGATTTATGAAATTTCAACATATAACTATGCAGCAATTAATGCAAAGGTTGCCAATATTGTTGGCCTAGGTTATGACTTTATTGAAACAAAGAAAACAAATGATGCCTTTGATTCAATAACAGATGACAAACAGCTTGAGAGGGCACGTAGAAAGCTAAATAAGCTTCGTCAAGACCTACACGCTTGGCTAGATACAACGAATGCTGAAGATACATTTACACAAACATTAATTAAGGTTTACACAGATCTTGAAGCAACAGGAAACGGTTACCTTGAAATAGGAAGAACAACAGGCGGAGACATTGGGTACATTGGGCATATCCCAGCAAAGACAATGCGTGTTCGCAGACTTAGAGATGGCTTCATTCAGCTGCTGTATGGCAAGGCTGTATTCTTTAATAACTTCGGCGAGAATGAAACAGAGAACCCAATCGCTGGTCAAGAAGATCGCCCAAATGAAATTATTCATTTTAAGAAGTACACACCAATGAATAACTATTATGGAATTCCAGACATCATCGCAGCACAGGTAGCCCTTGCTGGAAATGAATTATCTGGCCGTTACAATCTAGACTACTTTGAAAACAAAGCGGTCCCAAGATATATTATTACAGTTAAGGGAGCAAAGCTTTCTCCAGAGTCAGAAAGAAAATTGCTTGAATTTTTCCAAGTTGGATTAAAGGGAAAGAATCACAGATCCCTATATGTTCCACTTCCAGCAGATAGCCCAGACTCAAAAGTTGAATTTAAAATGGAGCCTATTGAAGCGGGTAATCAAGAAGGATCATTTGAGAAATATCGTAAGTCAAATAGAGACGAAATTCTACTTGCCCACCGTGTTCCAATTAATAAAATAGGAACTCCAGAGGGGGTTAATTTAGCGGTAGCCAGAGATGCTGATAAGACATTTAAAGAGCAGGTTTGCCGACCAGCTCAAATGACCCTTGAGAAAAAAATTAATGCAATATTTGATGAAAAAACAGATGCCTTGACTTTAAAGTTTAATGAATTAACTTTAACTGATGAAGACACTCAATCTCAAATAGATGAAAGATATTTAAGAATGCAGGTAATTACTCCAAATGAAGTTAGAATTAGAAAAGGAATGATACCTGTTGACGGCGGAGATAAAATGGTTGAATTAAAGCCCCAAGAGGCTGCTGATCAAAAAGCAACTGCTGGAAAAACCAGGGCCCGAGATTCCGAAAGATCCGCATCCTCCTCAGATAAAGTAGGAGAAGGGCGAAATGCCAAGGGCGAAGGAAGACGGGTCGACTAAGTCCACTCAACTGTTATTTGCTTTATAGTGTAGAAAGCTATAAAATTAAGCATATGAACATTGAAAAGTCTTTATGGACCAGTAACGGCAACGTTATTAATTTGTCGGTTCCTTTTACTAAAGTTAACCGTGAAAAGAGAACCGTATCTGGATTCGCAACCCTAGACAATGTTGATCAGACTGGTGATGTTGTAACAGCAGAATCAAGTCTCAAGGCATTCGAAAATTTCCGTGGGAATATTCGTGAGATGCACGGATCAAATGCGGTAGGAAAGATGGTTTCATTTAAGCCAGAAACTTTTTATGATCCAAAGTCAAAAGAGTTCTTCAACGGAGTTTATGTAGATGCATACATCTCAAAGGGCGCACAAGACACCTGGGAGAAAGTTCTAGACGGAACTCTATCTGGATTCTCAATCGGCGGAAAGATTCTTGAGTCAGACAATGAAGTTAACAAGGCAAACGGTAAGACCGTAAGATTTATTAAGAACTATGAACTAATTGAACTTTCTATTGTTGATTCACCAGCAAATGAACTTTGTAACATTCTTTCTATTCAGAAGGTAAATGGACAATACATTGCTAAAGGAATTGCAGTAGGTGTAGTAACTGAAAACATATTTTACTGTGCAGACAGTGATTCTGTTTTTATCTCAACAGATAAAACATATGACTCTCCAGTATCTGGAAAGCCAGCAGAATTAATAGGATGGGTTGAAAGCTCAGACGTTAATAAAGCAAAAGAGATAGATAAGATTCTTGATGCATATAAGCATTCAAGATTTACGTTGCCTGAAACACAAACAATTGCAAAACAGGCAAACGCAGAAGGAGGTAATGAAATGTCAGATAATACAGAAAACGTAGTTGTCGAAGATGTTGCAGTAGAGGCACCAGCCGAAGCAGTAGCAGAAGAAGCAGCCGTTGAAGATACAGCAGTAGTTGCAGATGATGCAGCTCCAGCTGAAGCTCCTGCAGAAGCAGTAGCAGAAGACGTTCCTGCCGAGACTCTGGAAAAAGCAGCCGAAGTATCAGAAGATAAGGTTGATGAACCTGATTTTGCGAAGATGTTAGGCGATCTAAAAGGCTTTTTCTCAGAAACTCTAAACAAGGCATCTGAAGCAAATGCAGCACAAGTAACAACAATCCAAACGACTGTTGAAGCTTTCAGCAAGAGCGTAGATGCTAGAATTTCAGAGTTGGCAGAACAACACACAGCGCTTTCAAGCGCTGTAAATAACATCAAGAGCACGATTGATGGTGTACAAAAGCGTGTCGACGCAGTAGAATCAGAGACTGCATTTAAGAAGTCTTCAGATCTTGGCCGATCAGAAGAAGCAACAACAATCAAAAAATCTAAATGGAACGGTTCTTTCCTCGGTTCCGTAAACGAAATATTCAACTAAGGTAGGTATAAAAATGAGCAATGAAACATTAGAAAAGGCCGTAGCAGCTGGTACTCAGGTATCAACAGGATTCGGTTCAGCAACTGGTGGAACAGGAGTACACGTAGCGTCTGAAAATGGCAACGGTGGACTACTTAACCCAGAGCAGTCTGCTCGCTTCCTTGATTATATGTTCGACGCAACCGTTATCGGTAAGGTCGCACGTACAGTTCGTATGAAGTCAGACACAGCCGAGATTGACCGTATGTCCGTTGGTGAGAAGCTTATGAAGCTTGCAACCGAGGCAGACAACACTGGTGTAAATGCACCAGTAACTTTCTCAAAAATTTCTTTAACAACAAAGAAACTCCGCATGGACTGGGAGCTTTCAACAGAGTCTCTAGAAGATAACATCGAAGGTGCAGATCTAGAAGATCACATTGCACGTTTGATGGCAACACAAGCAGGAAATGACATCGAAGATGTTATTCTTAACGGTGACACATCACTTTCTTCAGACGCTCTTTACAAGTCATTTGATGGCGTTGTAAAGAAGGCAAAGGCAAATGGCCGTGTCGTAGACGCAGCTGGAGCCGCAGTATCACGTGAAGTATTCAACAAGGCACTTAAGGCTATGCCACGTAAGTACAAGCAACGTCGTGGAGACCTTCGCTTCCTTGCTGGATCAAACTTGATTCAGGATTTCCTATATGCTAACAGCATTGGAACAAACCAAACAATTCCACAAGATATCGCTTCAAGCGTTATCCGTGGTGGAGTTGCACCACTAGGTGGACCAGCAGGTTACGTGGCACCATTCGCATTCGGTATTCCGATTGTTGAAGTTCCACTACTTAATGAGACACAGACTGGTACATACGCAACACCAACAGGATCACACGGAGATATCCACTTGACATTCCCAAATAACGTAGTTATTGGAATCAAGCGTGACGTAACCGTTTACCGATTCTTCCAGCCACGTAAGGACACAATTGAGTACACAATGTATACTCGTGTTGGCGTTCAAATCGAGCAGGCAGACGCTTGGGTAGTTGTACGCAACGTTAAGGTTGCTTCTTAATTAATTTAAGATAAAACCCTCGAAAGGCCCCCAATTAATTTTGGGGGCTTTTCATTTTAATTTATCAATGCTATAATTGAAGAACCTAACAAAGGAGATAATATGTCATTTGAGACATTGAAAGTAGCAGAACTCAGACAAATTGCAGAGGACTTTGCAGTTGATACTGATGGTATTAAGAGTAAGGCAGATATCGTTGCCGCCCTTGCAGAAGAGGGAGTCACATGGTCTGTTTATCAAAAGACTGTTAAGGACATTGAAGAAGCGGCAGATGAATTCAGCGAAAACGCAGAAGAAATTCTTCCAAGATTTGATCCAAATGCACAACCAGAAGATACAGTTCTAGTTAGAATGACTAGAGAAAACTTTAGGTTTGATATCATTGGATTTACATTTACAAAAGAGCACCCTTTTATTGCAATGACAGAAGAAAATGCTCAAGAAATTTTTGATAAGGAGGAGGGCTTTAGATTAGCAACTCCAAAGGAAGTTCAGGAGTATTACAACTAATCTAAGCTTATAAAATGGCAGAGATATATGTAAACAGCAATTCACCGATCAGAACAAAGATCTACTGGGAGGGTGAATTAGCATCCCCTACAGGTAACGTAACGGCAAAGGTTTATGACATTACTCAAAACCCTGCTAACGTTATATCTTCTACCAATTTATTACTTACTCTAACAGGAACAGCCGTTGAAACAGATGTCGGCACATATCAAGTTGTGCTACCGTTTTCCTATTCTGCATATCCCAGAAAGCTAAAGCTCGTCTGGGAATACGCAGTAGCTGGATCAACAGTGGGAACTCATACAACTTATGTGAATGTTGTAACCCCATACATTTCTATCAATGAGCAAATAGATGAATTAAACTTTGGGTCGGATCCAAGTGATCCTAACTACAAGACATACTCAGACCTCCAGATGGCTGAGAGATATGCAAGAAAATTAATTGAAGAATACACTCAGCAAGAATTCTACCTGTATCCAGACACAAAGATTATATACGGAGACGAATCAGATACTCTACCTCTATCATCTAAAATAAATCGGATATACCAGATTTATTCTAACGATATACTTCTTGTAGATAACCTTGCTACACCAAAGGTAAACAACTGGCTATATGACCCAATTGTTTCAGAGACAGGATTTGGAATAAGAGTTAATAGGGTAAACCTACTAGACAATTCAGTATATGTTGCAAATGGTTTAGTACCTCCAACAATTAATGATACATACAATGGAGTCTTTTCTAAAAACGTTAAATATAAGATTGTTGGCGAATTTGGATGGGACCTAGTTCCTGCTCAAGTACAGATGGCAACAGTTGAACTAATGAAAGACTATTTCTCAAAGGACAAAGTCTGGAGAAATAAGTACATTAAATCCATCAAGACATTTGACTGGAGTTTTGAATATAACAGCTCAGCATCAACAGGAACTGGCAATCTATATGCAGATCAATTGCTTGCTCCACATGTTATATCTCAAATGGTCCTTATCTAATGTATGATCTTGTCGACTCCGTTCTTCCAATGCTTATTGATGTATATAGGCAATTTGAAACACAGGACCCAGCGACGGGATCTTTAAAGAAAGACTGGCAATTTAATAGAACAGTTGCATGCAGTGCAAAAGGAACAATTAGCAATTCTACAGCTAGCAGATCTGGGGACAAGCAAACCTTTTCAAATAGATATGTTAATGATCAGATGATTCAAATAAGAACTACGTCTAAATTAGTATTTAACGAAAAGATTACAAACATTAGAAATTTAGACGGAACTGTTGTATGGGAAGAAATTAACTTTCCAAGCAACACGCCAACAGTCTTTGAGGTAATGGGAGTTACTCCAATCACAGAACCGATGGGCGGAATTATTGGTTACAATACAACCGTTAAAAGATCGGAGAACCAGGTAATTGGACAGTAGCGTAGCATTATTACAAACAGCCAGCGGTCTTGAAAGATTGATGGCAGGATCAGTTCCAGGAGTAATAAAGGATAGCACAGTGGCTCAAGTATCTGCATTCTTGTATTATGAAGCAGCTGTCATTGCCAAGCTAACAACAAATGCTGAATTTAAAAATTTATTTAAAACAACCATATTTAATCAAATAGAAAAAGATTTTGGTCAGTACGTTGATGCCCAAGCAAGAGTAAAGCCTAAAAGTCTTCACCATGTATACGAGTGGAATAAAACTGGCAACCCAACAGCAAGGCTTTTCAACCTATATCTAATAGATTCTGAAGGCCTTTCATTTAGAATAGGCCGTGATTTTAAACTATCTAAATCAACAGTACCGTCTAAAAATAAAAAACAAAAGAATAGATATGTATTTGCTAATAAAGCTTCCGTAATGGAAGAAGGAATGCCCATAGTAATTCGACCAAGATCCGCAGAGCGTTTAGTATTTGAATTAGATGGTGCAACAGTCTTTATGCCTAAAGGCACTTCAGTTACAGTAAAGAGGCCAGGAGGCAAGGCCGCAACAAATCAATTTGCACTCACATACGGAAGATTCTTTGGAGGGCAACCAGTAAACTCCTCAATAAAGTCTTCAGGGTTTCAAAGAATATTTAATGCTAAGATAGCAAGAGCATTGAGTGTACCAACTAATATTAAAAAGGTGCAGTATAGCTTCAGTGCTGGTAAAATAAGAGTGCAGGCAGATGCAGCACTAAGCTCATCATTTGGAGGGTCACTATGACAGCAGATTATAAAATAGACGCAATGTTTGAGCTTCGCAAGTTCTTGTGGACCCAATTAAAACTTACTGGACTATTTGATCCAGACGACTACTACTCAGATAATCTAGGATCTGAGATAGTCCCTATTATTCCAGTTCAGCAATTACCAGAAATGGATCAATTCCTAAACGGTAAAAAGCATATCGTATATGACAAGATCGGAATGTCCTATGAAGAGAACTGGCTGATATGCTGCGAAAAAGTTTTGTTTACCATATACTCAACAGATATAACAGAGATATATGAGATAAGAAACCTAATGACTGACCTGTTTAGAAGAATGGACGAATCTGCAAAAGATGTCAATTCTTTAAAGACCACAAACAAGTTAATTTTCCACAGCATTCATATTACAGAAACTTCTCCAATTGACCCATCCCTTGAACTTCAGGGCTTTTTGTCATCAGACGTAATACTAGAGGTCAAGTACTCCAGGGTCACCGACGGACTAGGTAGATTTGCCTAGTTGCTTTTAAAGGGTTAATCCAGTAAAATTGGACATAAGAGGAAATGAGCCTAGCCAGCTTGATTTAAAGTAAGTCAATATATATATATTTATTTAACAGGAGGTTTTACAACATGGCACAAAATATTGGTAATGCTAGAAATATTCTTGTCGGTGCGTCTCCACTGTTTCTTTCAGTAACAGACATCACCAGCCCAGATTACGTAGAGTCTGCACCAGCAGGCGTACTAAACGCATTTGCAGCAAACAAGAATAAGACAGTCCCAGCATTTAAAGCAGAAACATCATACACAGATTCTTTGAATCTTGTTGATACAGCAACAGCAGCAACTGGTGCGGTATCACCAGCCCTTGACACAAAGGGTGCATTTTACCGTAACGTAGGTTACACAAACAACGGTCTTCAGGTAACATACAACCCATCATACGGTTCAGTTACAGTAGATCAGCTTCTTGATACAGCAAAGCTTTTCAAGGAGTCAATGGAAGTTATGATCGCAACAGAAATGGCAGAAGGTACTCTTGAGAACGTTCTAGCCGTATTTGGTCAGGCATCATCAACACTTACCGCTTCAGGTAAGAAGCTAGGTATCGCAGGTGGAGCTCTTGGTGAAGCACCAACAGAGCGTCAGCTAATCGCAGTTGGTCAAGCACCAACTTCAGTAGCAGAATCTAAGACTGAGCGTGTATACTATGCACGTCGTGTTCTTTCTGTACAACAGTCACAGTTCTCTTTGGCTCGTAACGCAGCATCAACATTCCCAGTAACATTCCGTTTGCTACCATCTGGTAACTCAGATCACGCAGGCCAGGAATATGGTTTCATCGTAGACCGTGTTCTATCAGCATAATTAATTTAATTAATTAATAGAGCCCCCCAAGAAATTGGGGGGTTTTCTATTGCTCTTGTATTTTGAATATGATACAATAATTAAGACGATCCTAGGAGGATTAAATGGCAACAACAGTATACGATGTTGAAGAAATTCAACTACAAAATGGCGCAACAGTTAAGCTCAAGCCTTTAACAATTAAAGAGCTACGTGAGTTTATGAAGGTCATTCAAAGAACACAAGAAGTAACATCAGAAGATGAAACACTAACAATCCTTATTGAGGCCTGTGGGGTAGCACTAAAAAAGCAGCTTCCAGATCTTGTAGCAGACAAAGACGCATTTGAAGACACACTTGACGTTCCAACCATCAATCGCATTCTAGAAGTATGCGGGGGGATTAAGATGGACGACCCAAACCTACTAGCGGCAGCGGTTCTGGCTGGTCAGAACTAGATCTAGCCGCTTTAGAGGGGGAAGTATTTCTTCTAGGTAATTGGAAAAATTACGAAGAACTAGAAGATAATCTTTCAATGCCAGAGATGGTCCAGACTTTTAAGTCAATGCAAAAAACGGAATCAGAAAAAAGGAAATTCCTAGCTTCGATTCAAGGTGTTGATTTAGATGAAAGCAGTAATAATGAGGAGGGATCATCCTTCGAAGATGTCAGAAGAAGAGCACTTGGTATAACCACATCAGCAGATGATGTTGTTTCATTACAAGGTGGTCTTGCAGCAGAAGCTGGTTTCGGCATTAACGCAGGATTAGGATACCGAATAGAGTAACATATACATATGGCAGATAATTTAATCACCACCAATATTACCGCCAACGCAGACTTCACGAGTTTAAGAACTCAGCTTGCTGCGGTTACTGCCCAACTCGTAAAATTACAAGAAACAACGGCGGGAACTAACGCCAAACTAGCAAATCAAATTGCTGTAATGAATAAGTCCTTCGCAGAAACTATGCGATCAACAGGACAGTTTTCATCACACTTTGTATCGCTTACGTCAGACGTAGAAAAATTTGGTAAAAACCTAGATAGAGGCAGACTCAAGCTAGGAGAATACTACAACGCCTGGAGTGGGCATACAAAGAAAACAAGCAGTCTAATTAGAGACCTTGCTAAGCAACAGGTAATGCTAGAGAATGCAATCATTCAGCCTATTGGCAAAAACGCACAAGGCCTAATGCAGTACAACGTTATGGTTGCAAAAGGCCTTGATGAAATAAAGAACAAGACGGCAATTGCAAGACAAGAGCTTTCTATCATGAATAAGGTAATGCTTGATGGATCTAATCAGCTTATCAATTGGGGTAAGAATACCCAGTGGGCTGGTCGTCAGCTAACAGTAGGATTAACAGTTCCTCTTGCAGCATTTGGAATGGCTGCACAAAAAGCATTTAAAGAAGCAGATCAAGAGCTTGTAAGACTTACAAAGGTTTACGGCGGACTAAGTGCAACATCATCTTCAGAGCTAGCAAAAGTAAGAAAAGATGTTTCCGAAACAGCAAGAGAAATTGCTGGAGCATACGGAATTGCATACAAAGAAACTATCGCATTAGCAGCTGACCTTGCTGCAACAGGACAAGAAGGCGGAAACCTTTTAGAAGCTACAAGACAGACAAGCAGACTTTCAATCCTTGGTGAAGTTGACAGGCAAGAAGCAATGAAGGCAACTCTTGCTATTCAAAATGCATTTAAGTCAAGCACTGACGAACTTACACAATCAATTGACTTCCTTAACGCTGTTGAAAACCAGACTTCTACATCTCTTCAAGATTTAGTTGAAGCAATTCCTAAAGCAGGTCCAGTTGTAAAGTCTCTAGGTGGAGATGTAAAAGATTTAGCATTGTATCTAACTGCAATGAAAGAAGGCGGAGTTAATGCATCAGAAGGTGCTAACGCAATTAAGTCAGCAATGGCATCTCTTATCAACCCAACAAAGGTTGCTAAAGAAATGTTCTTCGGCTTTGGTATAGATATAGATAAGATTGTAACATCTAATGCGGGAAATTTAACTGAAACAATTACAGACCTTCAGGCAGCTTTAGATAGACTAGATCCCCTAAGCAAGTCAAGAGCAATTGAACAGTTGTTTGGTAAGTTCCAGTATGCAAGAATGTCAGCCCTATTTGAAAACCTGGGTAAAGAAGGATCTCAAACTCTTCAGGTAATGGATTTAATGAAAGCAAGCGCTACAGATCTTGCAAATATCTCTGCTCGAGAATTAACTATGATGACAGAGTCCGCTTCAGGACAATTTAAAAGAGCATGGGCTTCAGTCCAAGCAGACCTTGCTTCAGTAGGAGAACAATTTTTAAGAATTAGCACAAAGGTTTTAAATGTAGTAGATGGAATCATTAAGTTTTTCCAAGGGCTTCCAGGCCCAGTTAAAACATTCTTAAATGCACTTGGTGGACTAACAGCTTTTGCTGGACCACTAATTATGTTGACTGGTGTAATGGCCAACTTTATTGGTTATGTCACAAAGGGAATATTCTCTTTAAGACAAATGGCTACAGGAGGACATGGGTTTAAGCTCCTTACTCCAGAAATATTAGCGGCAGATGCAGCAGCAAAAGGTCTTGCTACATCATTCTATTCAGATACAGAAGCAACAGTTGTATTAACAAATGCAGTAAATACTCTTGCAGCATCATTTGATAATCTTCAGGTAGCAGCATCTACAGCGCAAGTTGCAGTGCAACCAAGCATCTCAACAGTTGCAGGAGGAGTAATTGCAGCGGGAACTCCAGGCGGAACGCCAAGATATGTTGATAAAAATAATCCATTAGTTGGAGATTCATACTCAAGAGATATGTCTCACATGATTCCTGCTCAAACACAACAGATGGGGACAATATTTGGAACAGTTCCAGGAGCAGGACCAGTAAACGTTAGAATTGGCAAAAACCCTCAAGCCTATATGAACGCAGATCTTCCAAAGATTCCAGGTGTTACATCTGTAAACGGAACATCGACTGGTATAGTTGCTCAAGAGGCAGCAAAGTGGCATGCAATGACAGCAGCAATAGCAATGCAGTCAGAGGCAGAAATTAAATTATTAAAAACAGAAGTAATGGCAACTGGAACAATTACATCAAGCTTGTCTGATTCTTATCAAGCCTTGCTTCCAGAATTTTCAGAAATTACAAGCATGGCTGCACAAGAAACGGCTTTAATTGTTAAGCAGCTACAGCAAAGCAAAATAACAGCAGACGAAGCAAGAATAAAAGTAATTCAATTAAATGCAACAGTTGAAGCAATGCTTGCTGAGACAGCTCAAAAGATTGCAGCTGGACAAGGAAGATCTGTAAACTTAACAACAGTTCCATTAACATCTCAGCCCGTAGTAGATCCAGTAACTGGCAAATCAAACATGAAAGAAATGTTCCACAAGGGTTCTACAAAAACATTAGTAGATAAAATTGCTAGAGCGCTAGGCGGAGTTAGAACTTCAGGTGCAGGATATAACATTGAAACAACAAAGCCTAAGTTTAATAAAGGCGGAATAGTTCCAGGAACTGGTAACACAGACACATATCATACAACAGCAGAAGCTGGTTCATTTGTTATTAATAAAAAATCTACACAAGAAAATATGCCTATTATTAGTAAGCTGATTGGTGGCACTCCAACATTTAGAAATTCTGGAGGTGAGGTGCCAGTTGTACTAACTCCTGGAGAGGCTGTTATCCCAGCAGAAATTGCTCAACGTGATCCAGGTTTAATGCTTCAATTAAATGGCGGACCAGGTAATACATCGGGAATGGGAAGAGCATTTGGCGGAGAGCTTTCCATGAATATGTTTAATGGGTTAAAAGATTGGCTTGCAAGAAATACTGATCCAAATTACGATGCCTCTGTAAAAAATAGAGTTGTGTTGCATGATTCAGCAGTTTTAAACCATCTAGGATTTTCTGAAGATGAATCAATAAACATGGCAAAAAGAGATTTTGAAGAAGCAATTTTAAAGTCTACCGATCCTAAAACTGGAAAAGTAAATAGAGCAAAGTATAAGCAAATAAGAATTATGCAGGCAAGAGCAATGCAAGATTATATTGATATGCAGGGCCTTGGAAGAACAAACAGTAAGGGTGAAAAGGTTAATTATAGAGATATACTTCGCCAGGATAGGCCAGGAGAATTAGATAGAGGCAGTAGACCTCAAATACCTGCAATCAAACCAACAAGAGCATTAGTAGAAAAATTAATGTCAAGAATGGATATAGACCAAGTTAATTTGCAGAAGGTAATGAATGGTTTTGTAAGAGCTGATGGAACGTTTGATTATGCATCAGAACACATGGACCCAGACAGAGATTTATTTACAAGAGAAAATGGTGTTGTAAAAAGTAATAGAACCACAGGCAATGCATACAATGCACAAGCGGGCACTAGAACTATAAATGAATTTACAAACTGGCTACGCCAAATGACACGAGGCAAGTTCCAGGATAGAGTTCCATTAAATCAATCAACTGCACAATATACAGCTGACCAGCTAGCAAAAGAATTAAAATATGGAAAAGCTTCACAACTTATGAAAAGGCTTCCAGCAATTCAAAAAGGTCATATGATGACAGCAATGATGCGTCTTCTTCTTACAAGAGGAAAGCGTTTACCTTTACAGGAACCAATTTCAGCAAATTCAGGAGGAGAAATTCCTGGTAAGTTTGCACAAAGATTATTTGGCGGCGGTAAAGCGTTGTTCTTAGGAATGCCAAGATCTATTAAGCAGGTTGAAGCCCAGAGAGCCGCAAAGGTTGCTATGGAAAAAGCAAGTCAAGCAGTTAAAGACTCTAGATTTAGCAAGACCCCAGTAACTGATTATGACGAACTACTAGAGCCAACATCAGGAAGAAGTTTCCCAGTATCTGGAATCGGTGGGGTTTATAGCAAGAACGGGGAAAAGGTTTTTGTTAAGCCAGTCCTAGATGAAAAAGCAGCGCTTGCTGAGATAAGAGCAACTGAAATTGCTCGTGACGTCCATGGATTGCAAACACCTAATCAAAGAGTTGTTGTAATGAGAGACCCAACTGACAGAAGAGGATCTAGAACTCTACTAGCCTTAGAGTCTAAATATAATCCTGATATAGCAAACCAAGACGGTAAATTTACAGTAGATCAATACTTTAGACAGCTGGTTGCATCATCATTGCGTGGTGACAAAGATTTAGGAAGAGGAAACCTTTCTGGAAACATACTTGCCGATGTAGGACCAGCTGGTGTATTTGCAACAGCTTCTGGACCAAGAGACTACTCTGCAACAATGCCTTCATTTAAACAACAAGCAATGATCAACTTGCTTGGGGTAAAGGGAAGTAACACAAAAAAATTCTTTGCTGAAGCGACTTCAGATATTCCAAGAGGTATGACACCTGATCAATATAATGATCGCATGCTGCAAGAAATTGAATCAGCTCTTCCAAAGTTAAAACAAACAATAAGTAGATTTGATTTAAACACAGAAGAAAAAGTTATTTACAATGCAATGATTACAAGACTTTCTGATGCAAGAAGAAAGACATATCAAGATTTGCATGGAATTCATTCATCAGTAACGATGTCTCCAGAAAAAACAATGACTCCAGCAGCAATTGCTAAAATGCTTGCAGCAGATGAATTGAAGCGCAGACAAAAAGGTCACTCTGTAAGCCTATCTGATAATGCATTTAAGACACCAGAAAATG